TCAGCCAGCCATGCGTGCTGCGATGGAAGAGTTTGCTCATAACTGCACTTTCATCATGACTTGTAACTTTAAGAATCGTATCATTGAGCCACTACATTCTCGTTGTGCTGTAATTGAGTTTAAACTTCGCAAGGAAGATAAACCCAAGATGGCAATGGCGTTCATGAAACGCGCATCAGAAATTTTAAATACAGAAAAGGTTCCGTTCGATAAGGCAGTCCTTGCTGAAGTTGTCAAGAAGCACTTTCCAGATTATCGTCGTGTTCTAAATGAACTTCAAAGATATTCGGTCAGTGGTAAGATTGACGCTGGCATTCTTTCAAGCATTGCTGATGTATCAATCAATGAACTTGTGGACTCACTTAAGAAACAAAACTTTGGAGTGATGCGTAAGTGGGTCGCCGATTTCGGTAGCGACGACCCAACTCGAGTTTATCGTAAGATTTATGATAGTCTATATGATATTATGGACAAGTCGACGATTCCGAATGCTGTTGTAATTCTAGCCAAATATCAATATCAAGCCGCATTTGTTGCAGACCAAGAATTAAATTTGACTGCATGCCTCACTGAAATGATGGTGGAGTGCCAATTCAATGGCTGATTTGTTTAAGGACATACTTCCCTCCATCTTACAAACTAAAGAGTATGCTTTACTAACAGAGCAGGACGAGAAGCAATATCCATCATTTATGGTTAACAGAGGACTATCATACCATCGCGATACCGTCCTGTTCGCGAATGAAATGAATCGGTTTACGACCCTTGACAATAAACTCAAATATGACTTTTTACTAAATATTGTTAGAGCCCAGAAGCGTCAATTCAGCAAATGGCATAAGAAGGCTCAAGGCAGTGATTTGATTGCAGTCAAGGAATATTATGGCTACTCCGATGCGAAAGCAGAGGAAGCATTAAAAATTCTCTCTGACGACCAAATCGCCGAACTAAAAAAACAATTATATAAAGGTGATTGAAATGGTCGATAAGTTAGTTGAAGTTACATTAGAAAAACAAGACGACTTCCTCAAGGTTCGCGAAACTCTCACACGCATTGGAGTCGCTGCAAAGAATGATAACATTCTTTACCAGTCTTGCCACATCCTCCATAAACAAGGAAAGTATTATATCGTACACTTCAAAGAACTCTTTGAGTTGGATGGCAAACCAAGTAACATGTCAGATAATGACATTCAGCGTCGTAACACAATTGCGAATCTAATGGCTGAATGGGGTCTCGTGAAACTCGTAGATCCAGCAAAGTCAAAGGATAATGTTGCGCCTCTGTCACAAATTAAGATTCTTCCGTTCAAAGATAAGAGTCAATGGCAGTTGGTTTCAAAATACACTATCGGAAAGAAAAAGAAAGAGGCATAATTTGTGATTGCAGTGAATATCTATAGACTTCGTGATGAATTTGAAATGCCAACTTATGGCACCTCCCTCGCTAATTGTTTTGACCTTTCGTTTCAGCCATCTGAAAATTTTGTGAAAGGTTTTAATAAATGGAATTCTCCTATTGTTCATAACATCAATGAACAAGGAGAAGTTACAATTAATTCTGGTGATAGACTGCTCATTCCCACTGGTCTAATCTTTAAGATTGAACAATTGATTACGATAGAGCAATTTGCTGATATTCTTGTTCAGCCGAAATCGCTACAAAACTACAGCATTCGCCTTCACCCTCGCTCTGGACTTTCGCTCAAGAAGGGGTTAGTTCTTGCAAATTCAGAAGGCATTGTCGACGTTGACTATCAGGAAGAAGTCTTTGTTCTCTTAACCAATATTTCTGATACGCATGTTGTAATTAAGAAGGGCGAGCGTATCGCTCAAGCAGAAATTACAACAAATGAGTCTGTTAAGTTTGTGGTGGTTACCAAACGTCCAGAAAAACATTCTGAGCGTGCGGGTGGTTTCGGGTCAACTGGTGTATAAATAATATTGGATGCCCATTTGGGGTCCACGATGTTAAACTTGCTTACAAAAGGAGTACAACAATGACAAACATCACAACGCTCACATCAAATATGTTTAATTATGATCGCCTTCTACCGACGGCACTGGGTTTCGACCATATGTTCGCTACGTTAGATAATGCGGCGCACCTCTTGACATCTACCGCAACTTCCTTTCCTCCTGTAAATATCGTCAAGACTGGCGATTACACATACAGTGTGGAATTGGCTGTTGCTGGATACAAGCAGGATGAAATTGACATCACATCTGAAAAGAACTCACTTAAGATCACAGGCAAAAAGACTGAGAAAGACGAACGCGAATATCTCGCCAAGGGAATCGCTGGGCGTTCTTTTGCACGTCAATTTGTTTTGTCTGATACTGTGGTGGTTCGCGATGCTGCTCTTGCGGATGGCATTCTCTCGATTCATCTTGAGAATGTTATTCCTGAAGAACAGAAAGCACGTAAGATTACAATTAGTTCCAAGGAATAATTAAAAAAAACTATATTATGAATTACAGTGAAATTTCTTGGGATGAATTGTTTATCCTACAGGCTGCTCTGATTTCTCAGAAAAGCAAGGACCCGTCGACAAAGGTGGGGTGTGTGATTGTTAATGATGATAACGTCATCTTGTCGACGGGTTTTAATGGTTTTCCTAGAAACATAAACGAAAATCATAGAGAACGCTGGAAACGCCCAGAAAAGTATCATTGGGTAGAACATGCCGAGCGCAATGCAATTTTTAATGCCGCAAGAGTTGGTGTATCATTGAATGGCGCAAAGGCATATTTAAATTGGGAACCAAAGCCATGTGCTGATTGCACTCGTGCTTTGATTCAAGCAGGCATCAAACAGGTTATTGGACCAGATCGCAAATGGAGTGGAGTAGGAACTGGTAAACATTATACAGTCGACTACTCTGAGGAAATGCTGCGCGAGGCTGGTGTGAAGATAACCTATATAGATGTAGGTTTTAATTTTGAACCATAGGTGGTTATTATGAGAGGCGAATGGGTTTACAACGCATCATACTTTTCAAAAGCAGATTGCGAACAATTAATTGAACTGGCGAAAGTTCTTCCTACAACAACAGCGGGAATGGGCTTCAACAGCGAAGCAACAAATCCAGAATATCGTAGAACCAAACTACGCTGGATTGATAAGTTTACGCATCCGCAGTTTGAACCAATCCATAATGAATTTTGGAAATTTGTGAATGCCATAAATAATGATTGGTTCGGCTTCAATGTCACGCATCTTCCACCACTTCAATTTACAGAATACACTGGCGAAGAGCAATCTGAATATAAATCTCATCAAGATGTGTTCTGGTTGAATCCTACACCACGCCATCGTAAACTTACTCTTGTTCTCCAACTCAGCGATCCTGCTGATTATGATGGTGGAGATTTGATACTAGAAAATGTCGGCGAAAAACCTGAAGCGGAGCGTCTTCGCCTTCAAGGAACATTTATCGCTTTCCCGTCCTTTGTGTACCACAGTTTGACGCCTGTTACACGCGGAACACGCCATAGTCTCGTAGCGTGGTTTGAGGGTCCCAAATTCCAGTAGACTAGGGCAGGTCTGGGGTCAAACCCAGACCGCCAATAGGACTCCCTGCATCGTTTTGCAGACATTGCGTAAGTTATTGATTTGTATAGAGTTTTTACGATTTACAAATTAAGAGAAATCACGCATAATTCCTGTATGAATAGAGAAAACCTCATTAAGCAGATCAATAAGATCAAGCCCGAGGCGATCAGCCACGGATACGATTACCCAACCGACGCCGATTTTAATACGGCAACCGACGAGGAATTACAGGCGTTTCACGACGAAATTCAGGCTTACGTCATAGACGCCATCATAGCAGAAATGGCTATTTTAGCGGAAACTCGGCTCACATAAGTCATTGATTTTATTAGAGTTTTTACTATTGCGTTTTTTCGGTTTTTTTGCTATAATTGTCTTATGAAATACGAAAACACTGTTGAAATTGGCTCCGTCGTGAAGTCGCTCGATTTTCCGAGCACGACGGATTGTTATTATGTCGGTCTCGTGACTGCCATT